CAATGCCGTAAGTCGTTGCGGCATCAAGGCTTACGGCATGAAACTTTTTTTGCTAACTCTATTTATTCCAGTTTTTTATAATCATCTCGTCCGAGATCCCGGCCGCGGATCACCGCAAGAAATCCGTCTGCTCCAGCTCTGCTTCAATTCTCTTGACTCCAATATCAAAATATTTGCGCTCTTTTTCTATGCAGATATATTTCCTGCCTGTCCTTATGCAGGCAATTGCTGTGGTGAACGAGCCAGCAAAAGGATCAAAGATTATCTCACCTTTTTTGCTGTAGTTGGTTAAGCACCAATTGAAAAGAGCAATTGGTTTTTGTGTAGGATGGACACGCTTATCTTTGTTTTTCATGTCCTGTTGTAGCATCCCCTGCCACTTCCATTTGTAAATCCTAACCGCTGTCTTAAACGATGTCCAAGCAAGCTCACAATCCGCAAAATCATTTCTCCCATTGTCCTTATCCCACACAAGCCAACAGCTTGAGGGTGGAAGATCAAAATAATTACCGCCAAAGATTATTTGATTTTTACTTATCCTTGTTATGGTTGCAATTTGCTCTCTGCTTGCTGGCGACTCATCCCAATCCGTAGCATCATATTTGCTTTGTTTTGCGAACCCACCGCCACCCATAACTCCATTGGCATAAGCACGAATCCCATACGGCGGGTCGGTCAAACACAGATCAACGCTCTTGTCTGCCATTGTAGCCATATAGTCCATACAATCAGCCAATATACTGATGCCGAACTCGGTCTCGTGTGTTTCAAATTTCTTGCTCATGCTTTTCTCCTTATTTATCCCAGTTTTTTATGATCATCTCGTCCGAGATCCCGGCCGCATGGATCACCTTTTTTACAGCCTCCGGCGGCTCGTATTTCTTTAGCGTGTCAATCGCCTCATCAAACAGGCGGGCAAGGCGCTCATTCATTCATTTTCCCAAAAACCCCCGACCGAAGCCGGGGGCGGTCTCTTCATCTGCTTACTGGCTAAAGGTCGGCAACCTTATCGAAGCATAGAATAATTTGTCATACGGATTGAGCGATATGCTCCAGCGATCTGTCCACCAAAGGCGGTTTTCCCACAATAAATAAATATCCTTGTCGCAGAGTTCTGCGTGTTCTATTTCCCTATACATTCCCAATCCAATGTTGAGGTCTATGGTGGAAAACACCAACATATCACAATCATCAACAAGCGCAAGGCATCTTTTCATAATAGTATCCGTGTGGATGGCTTGGTCTAATTCGGATGGGTTGATTATTTCAATGACTGGTTCGTGCGCCAATATGCGCCGTATTGCTTGGATATTATAGTTTTCCAATGGAGAGCCATATATCAGTCGGCTGTGTGCATAATAGATTTTCATTCCATCTCCTCAAATAAGTCTGTTTGTTCCTTCATCCCCAGAAACGCCTTAACCGACATATTAGACAGCCACCACTCCAGATATGTGTCGGCGTCATTTCCGAAGTGTTTAGATGGCTTATTGGCTAATGCCTTTGCTATAGTGTTGCGATAAGCTATTTTGTGGTTAGGCCAGCGTTGGAATTGCTGATGCCGTAGTTTGGCCGAAATCATCGGGCAACCGATGCACCCTATCCGCTTGAATCCCTCATCGTAAAGACAGCAATACGGTAAGCCAAGGGTGCGGATATATTGCCAAACATCCTTGTCTTTCCAATCCAAAATAATGTGAACCATTCGCTTGGTTTTGTCTGTCTTGCTGATTTCAAACATAGTGCGCTTATTTCTCCGAGCCGACTCTGCTTTGCGTATGCCAGTCACCACCAATCGGCCAGAGCCACCCCGCTCTTTTAACACAGCACAACAGAACCTTGCTTTTGATGTCGGCAGGAAGCACCACTTTTCAATTAGCTGAAACATCGTCAACTCCGGCCTGTGCCGCTCCACATCAGGGTAGTGTTCTTTCACGTAGGCAAGTAGTTCCGGCGGGTCAACGCTGGTAATGTTCATGTGCGCGTCATGCTTTACGCCAGATCGACGCACCAGATCAAGCATCACGATGCTGTCCTTGCCACCGCTAAAAGCGACATAATAGCCTTCTGGTGGCTCGTATTCATGCAATACATTCATGGCATCGTCAAATAATCTTGCAAGTCTATTGTCTTTCATTGCGTGTTCTTCAAATTTAATCATTGTGTTCTCCTTTATTTTGTTATTGTGTTTATCATTTCTTCTGCCAGGTGCTTGCGATCTCGCATTGCGAAACCGTAGCGCAAAACGGCAATCAATACTTCCATCTCTCCGGGTATTCCGCGAGACTTGGCGGCGTCAATGTGGTCAAGCAGATTCGGATATCGAATTTCGCCTGGCTCAGGATAGCACTCGTGGCAATAGCACATCCTGACTGCATGCTGCGGCACATCTCCCGCCAATATACGATAATAATATCCATATTCGCCTATTATACTATAATCCGGAACGTGTGTGAATCCGCTACCGTTACACCACACACATGCAGGATTGTGCACTACATTGCCCTGCGGATCTTGTCGTTTCTTCATGTCAACTCCTAAAACCTAACCTGTTTCATGTTTTTCATTCTCCAGCTATCGTTTGTCATTGTGATTACAGAATAGTGCTCTGCTATCCGATCCATCACCCTTGACCCGTAGGCTGTAGCTATACCGTCAATTGTCAGGTTAGTGGTGATGATCGTAGCATTTCGCTTCCCTTCCTGATACATCTCGTATTGACTTGAAAACATTCTGCTGAAATAATTAGCGCTCGCTTCCGTGTCCATTTCGCAACCGAGATCGTCAAGCAGCGACAGATCATAATTGAGATAGCTTTCAGCTTTAGCAATGGCTTCAGTGCGCTCTTTTCCAGTGAGATTCAAAGCATTGAGATAATCCTGATACATCCTATTGGCGGTGGCACAGATATAGCTGAACCTGCCATTTTCACGATTTGTTTCCAACACGTGGTCAAAGATAATGTTTGCCAACGCCGTTTTCCCACACCCTGGCTTTCCTGTGAGCAGTATAGCAAACTTCCCTGTAGATATCTCATTTTCCACATAGTCAATGAGTTTTTGGTTTATCTGATACCAATCTGGATATTTCATTTGTAGGCCTCCAATAATTCTTTGCGACTTTTTGGCTGTTCTGGATTGGCATTCTTGCCAACTGATTTGCGATATTTGCCAATGATCTCATCCCGATCACCATAGAACACAGGAAAGCCATTTGCACGGCTCAGGAACTCTCCCAAATTCCATTTGTAGCTAAAAAAGCAGGCTGGATCATTCAGAACGCTATGATAGTTTTCAATGCTCTGCTGAATCTCGTCTAAGGAATATTCCTTGCAAAGCTTTGCGATAGCCTTCTCAATCGCATTTGTAAGCTTCATACACCGAAGGCTTTTCGCATGAGCGTTCCAGCACTCTATGATCTCTTGAGCCGGAAGGCGTTTCATTGGTTTGATTGACTTTGTCTTTGGTTTCGGATCTGGCTCTGGCTTGCTCCATCTGATTTTTGCGCTGTTGCTGGCCTTTTCGCTCGTGTCCTTGATTTTGGCGCATTCTTTGGCGAATCGTTCATTTATATACTCATCGTCATTGTCGGTCAATAATCCTATGCGAACGCATATCCGAACGAATTGCAACAGCTCATCCAATGGCACACGGAGCGCATATGCCACTACCTTCATCTTTTCTTTCGGCAATGATCCGCCCATCTCTCCCATGATCTCCAACAGCTTGAACCACATCGCATATCCGATGTTCTCGCCAAATTCCATTTCCAATTCGGTGATTTTGCGGTCGTTCCGGGCAGAATAATCATGACGAAAATACCACGCCATTACCACCACTCCTGTGCTTTTCGATAAATGCATCTAAATCACGCTTATCAAACAATAATATTTTGCCTCCAGGGCGTGAGTATTGTAAGAGATTTTCTCGCGCCCACTTCCTAATCGTCTTCTCGTTTACGCCGAGATACTCGGCCGCCTCGTTAGATCGATAATATCGTTTTTCGTTCATTCGAACCTCCTGTTACTTTATGCGGATGGAAACCCGCTTTGTTTTGATTATTTTTATTTTTCAAGTTATAAAAAAACCTCCGCCCTTGCCTTATCGGCAAGTTTGGAGGTTATCTCCGCCTCTCTTCTGATTATCCCCATTCAGGCGGAGGCATTGCCTGAACGAGGTTATATGTTATTTATGGTCAATAAAAACTACGCCCAAAATCCTGTCAAGCTTTTTCTGTCTCTTTGTGCTTTTATTCGTAAATTATCGGGATTAATCGTATATGCGAACGCAGATGCAAACGCAGATGCGTACGCTATGCATGTTATAGTTATAGTAATAGCTATAGTAATAGTAATAGTAATAGTAATAGCTAACTCGCTTTGCAGTAGCAAAGACGAGTAATATCACTTTGCTAACGCAAAGATGATATATAGCCGGATCACCAAAATCACATTTTGGTTGACAAAAAACTAATGCTGATTATTTTGTCTATATGAAAACATCAATGCTTAAGATGAACCCAAGCAACCCACGCAGGATACAGCCAGACAAGCTGGAAAAGCTTATGCGCTCAATCGAATCATTTCCTGAGATGATGAAGTTACGCCCAATGGTTTACGATCCCGAGACCATGTATGTTTTAGGCGGGAATCAGCGGCTCGCAGCCATTAGAAAGCTCGGCATGAAAGACATCCCGGATGAGTGGGCGATCGCCGCCACTGATCTCACGCCAGAACAGCAAAAGGAATTTGTTCTGCGAGATAATGTGCAGTTCGGGGATTGGGATTTCGATATGCTGTCCGCTGAGTTTGCAGAGTTTGATCTGAGCGAGATGGGCATGGATATGCCAGAGATAGAGGAAACAACAAAGACATACGATAAATTTGAAAAAGGATCTCTTAAGGACGGATAATATGGCTAAGATAGTCTCAAAAGCAGCAAAGGCACAAGACCAGCCAAAGAAACCCGTAGGCCGGCCTCGCATTAAGCTGGACCCTAAGCTGGCCAAAATATTTGGCTATTTCCGTGCCACATACGACACAATGGCTGAGCAGATAGAATGCCACGTAGATACAATCCGAGCTGCCATGCAAGACGAAGATTCTGAGTTTTCCAAGGCATATAAAAAAGGATTTTCGTCAATGAAGATGAAACTGTCCGAAGCTCAGGTCAAGGCAGGGATTGAGGATCGCAATCCCACGCTGTTAGTATGGCTCGGCAAACAGTATCTTGGGCAGAAAGATGTTCCGGATACCTGTAATGAAAACAAGGATATAACCGTGATACTGAAACCCCACAAGCTGGCAGATGATGAGTAATATCATTATCAACCAATCCGATTTTCTCCCGCACCAGTGGGAGTTTCTCACGTCTTGGGCAAAAACGCTCGGCCTGATCGGTGGGCTTGGGTCCGGCAAGACAGTGCCGTTCCTGTTCAAATCTCTGTATTGCCATGTGATGCGCCCAGGAGCCAACGGCAAGAGCAATTTGGGCATTGGCTATCCATCACTAAGCAAAAGCAAGGCCTTGTTTTTCTATCCGATCTGTGATCTGCTCAGTGATGCTCGTATCTCGTTTAAGCATAATCTGAGCGATCTAACCATTACATCCGCATACGGCACAACCAACATGTTTTCCATGCACAACCCGGAGCGTATCGTGGGCGACACATACACAGATGCCGGATTGGATGAGCTTGACACGCTACCAAGAGCGAAGGGACTGCACGTTGTCCGCAAGGTGAGGGAACGGCTCAGAGGCCGGAAAGATGCTCAGCTTTACATCGTGAGTTCGCCGGAAGGATTTTCTGCCTGCTACGATGTGCTGAAGGATAATCCCAATCCAAACACGAAACTGATTCATGCCGACACAAGGTCAAACAAGTATCTCCCCCAAGAATACATAGATGACATTATGGCAACCTATGACGAGCGCATGGCTATGGCCTATATTAGAGGTCAATTTGTTAACCTGAATAACATGCAAGCGCACTATGCCTTCCGCCGGGATGTTCACGTGCATAGCGTTCCGATGCCTGAGCCGCACGATGTGATCCTTGTGGGCATCGATTTCAATGTCA